CATCAGATACTCATCGACTGCGTTAATCCGGGAACTGACGTTGTTGGTCTTGGCTGGGAATACTTTAAGACCCTCAGCCTTGATGATGTCCACCGCACTGCGCTCGTCGGTCTGCGCCCGCTGCACGCCTGCTGGGTCAGTCACCACAATGATAGGTGCACCACCGAACCGCTCATATATAAGTGGCTTCAATACTGTACGCACAAATCGCTGGATACCCATGTCAAACGATACAGCCTCGCCAAGTATCAACGCCCGACCTCTTGGGTCTTGCTGTCCGATGACTGCGGCGGGGGTAAGTCCCAAGTCCATCCCGATGACAACAGGGCGCACACCGTTGTGGATGAACCGGAGTTTCTCCTTTGCCATGTGGTAGTCCGGTCTGAAGTATTTGTAGACGGGCATACCAGCAGACGACAGACCGTAGTCCCCGTCGATGTAGACACGGATGTATTCTTCTGAGCGACCTTGGGTATCGTAGTAGCCATCGGGTAGATTCTCGATGTTTTCTGCATAAGGACTGCGACCGGAGGGCTGTTTGAACACATCCCATCCGTTGTTGTTGGCTGACACCCCATCCTTGGGGTCAAGCCCCTCCATCTGGTAGTACCACCACGTATCCATAGTCGGTGGGTTGGTGTCGCCCCACATCCCATGCCACGATGGGCCACCGTCTTTAGCCGACGGAAAACGCCCAATACGCTTGGACATCGCATCCACAATGTCGGGGTGGATGTCTCGGCACTCGTTAAACCATGCGAAGGATAGCTCCAAGGAGTTCAAGTTGGCTACGTCATCCGCATCGTCCAGTGCCCGGAACATAATCTCGCACTCGACATCCCCTACTTTAAAGAAGTAAGTCTTGGTCGTACGCATGTATTGCCCGCAAACCCCCGGTGGAAACCAATCCAAGAAGGTCTTAATGGTCGTATCTTGTAGCTGCCGTGCAGTTTCACGCACAATAGCCGCCCGTGTTTTGCGTATTCCTTGGGCATTGGGTTCTTGCATACTAGCCCTGCGGACTACTTCAAACGAGCAAGTCACGGACTTACCCGAACCGACAGGCCCAATCAGGACACGCATCTTCTTGTCCGAGTCCATGAACTTCTTGCCAGTTGGCGGAGGTGTATAGTTAATATCAAGCATTGTGTGCCTCCACCAGCAAGACAATGAACTCATTGCCTCGGCGTTTGTGTTTGACTATCTTAGTCTTGAAGGAGAGATTCAACCATTTCAGGTTGGTCTCCATGTTGTGTGCTTCGCTGGCGGACTTGAACCTTGCGGCTCGCATCCCCTCGTAGGTTGAGTCGAATAGGTTTTCAAGACTCAAGGGCATCGACATCGGTCACCTCAGTGGTATCTGCTTCTATTGTCCGAGCATCTTGTGGTGTGTTGCCGAGGTTGATGGTGATACGTACTCCGCCCGTACCGCCTTCGTTACCCGTTTCAACTTTTGGCTCTAACCCACCCCACTTCACAGTGGATTTAATCAGGTCGGCCTTGACTGCGGGGGATACGGCAGGGTCGTGTATCAACATCCAAGACGTTGTTAGGAGTTCTTCCGCCTGTGCACGCGCCTTGAGTTTGAACGTCAAACCTTTTTCTTGGATTTCTCCTCGATAGTGTTCGACCTTCTTCAAGAACACCTTGTCGGCGTTGAAGGAAATGATGTCAGATGCGGCTATCTTGTGGCGAGTCATTACCTCTTGCAAGGTTTCGCCGCTGCCCTCTAGTGTGAGAGCAATGTCGAACGCCAGCCTATCTGACCACTTAGTGTGGTGTAGTGGTAGGGTATCCATGCTGCGAATATAACACGGTGTCTTACTGCTGTGTCAATAGATAGCGGAAAAATTAAGCTAACTTTACACGTTCCTTTTTTTGGGTCTTAGTTTAAGAGGTTTACTATATACAGGGGGGGCCAAGAAAAACGCAATCCATGTACCCCCCCATGAGCCAAAGCGAAAAGCACCGCGCCCAAAAAACAAAAATAAAAAGCACCGCGCCCAAGCCCCGAAATCAGGCGTATTTGACATTATTGTAAAGTTAAGGCAATCTGGATTTGTCGGTTGCAGATGCAGTCGATTCAGGTGAAAGCCTGATGTTCTTTAAACTTGATAGGAGAAATACCATGAGTGAACGCACTCCGACCGTTAAGCGGTCGATTGCCCCCGTAACTGTGACGGTAGAAATCACAGCCACCCGTATCAACGAGAACGGCACGCTCTCGGGAATTACGGCAAAGGTTGTGAAGCAACCAGTCAAGGGTAACGAGTTTAAAACCTCAGTACCCCCAATGGCAGGCGGAGCAATCTACCTGAAAGCGGAGAGTCTCGAAGGATTACAAGTCCTGACAGGCGACGAGCCGAAGGTAGCAGTAAAGCGTAAGTTGTTCTAACGAACCCCCCGACTGGTGACAGCAGTCGGGTTTTTTATAAACCATGAGGAGAAATCCAATGAAGGTACGTAAAGAAGAACCGTATCGGTTCTGTGTCAAGTGGCTAGAAAACGATTCTATCTACTTCCGCTGGTTCAAACGTGACAAACAGGCATGTCAGTTCCAGCAAGAGTTGATAGACGACGGAATCCCGATGCAGGATATACGGATAACGATGAAGTAAACCAAAGGAGCGGAGCCGAAAGGCTCCCTCCCCTAACCTTACAGGAGATTTAAATGGAAAAGTTCTGCGAAAACCACCCCGAAGTAGCGGCTATCATCATTGCACCAGTACTTTACGTGCTGTTGTGGCTGGCAATGGCTCTGTTCTAACCACCCAACCCGTCGAAAGGCGGGTTTTTTTACGTCTTTCTTTTCTTTTTCTTTGTGTATTATATATAAACCATACGTCGGGGGGTGCAGGCACGGCACATTTGCGCTATAAGATGTAAAGTAATGGGGATAATCTATGGACAATCTAACCCATATGGCATGTTTAGATTGTTGTAAGGTATAACTTGACACCAGTAAGTGGTTGATTTCATTGGTGTTTAGCCATCTTGTAGTAGAGTTAATCTAAATAATCTAAATAATCTAAACAATTTACCCATATACCCTTTCATCTAGGGGTCAGACTGTAAAGTTAAGGAGGCGGCGTCCATATGCACACATTTCTAGACCCAAACCTTACTAGATTATTTGCCTTATCTAGATTATTCGCTCGTAAGTCCTTGATTCTTCTATGTATTCCTAACAATCTAAGTTTTGTATTTGACTGGTTTCTTTGGATATGGTATTCGCGGTGATGGATTACTGGCTGACCTTGTAAAATTACTTTACTAAGCCGACCCCTCGAAGTGAGCGGTCACTCACCCGCCAAGCCACGCCCAGCCTGTGTTTGCGTTTTTCCGAGGTTCAGGCAATCTAGTCCTGACCCCAGCAACAACGCTGTGGTGTCTTAAATGTAATGTAAACAATCAACTTTAGGAGTTAGCTATGCAGACAGCAACATTGAAGAAGTCCATCAAGCCAGTAACATTCACCATCAAGGTGACTGCTAAGAAGGTCAATGAGAACGGCACGTTCTCTGCCTTTGAGATACACAGTGTCAGTGGTAGTGTAAAGAACAACACCTTCAAGGTAGTAGCACCACCACAAGCAGGAGGTGCACTTTACATCAAGTGTGAAACATTGGAAGGTATGGAAGTATTGCAGGAAGGTACTGCAACTGGTGCACCAAAGCAGAAGTTGTTCTAAACCCACGGCAGAGGTAACCCCTCTGCCTTTTCTATCAACATGTTTATAGGAGATAACTCGATGAGAGTAGACATGACACAAACCACACGCTTTCTATCGCTTTACGATGCTGAGTTGGAGGAGGACACCTCCGATGAGCCAGTACATGGGCAGTACCTCAGTGCTGAGGGTAGCATCTACTCGTATACCGAGTGGTTCTACGATGGTGATGAGTCAGCCTTTGGGGTGATGTAGCATGAGTAGCCCACAACTAGATGGGCTACCTCGTGTAGCCAATGCCAAGTGCAGACCTTACGTTACAGAGCGTGACCCCTTCAAGGGTAGCAACCTCTACGGCATCTATTCCCTGATGGATGCAGACCACGAAGTTTACACAGTGTTTTCCTATGGTGACCACTACCCTATGTTCATATACACCGAGGGGTTATGGTTTGAGAACGAGGATAGCTATAGCCCTTCAACGTCTAAGCAGAAGTCACAAGCTAGACCAATGGGTGCTAACACTATCCTGCTATCGACAAGATGGATGCAACGTCTTGCTAACAACGGCTATCAGTCCATAGCCAAAGAACGTATCTTTAACGAGGAGGTATCAACATGATTGTCAAAGTAAACTCATGGCTATATCGTCTTATCTTCAACCTGCCAGTATTCCTACCCTACGATGTTGAGTATTGCAGGGTAGGGGATGACTACACCAGCTATCGCCGTATCAACTGGCGTAAACCAAGGAGTCTTTCCTGATGGAGGACTACCACTTACCCATCTGTACCAACTGCTATGCCGTGAGGGTTGAACCCCAACGCCGTAACATGACACGACCTACATGCTTACGCTGTGGGGAAATAGTAGCAAAGCAACGTAAGTTTACAGTAGCTTGCAACAACAAACAGGGGTATGAGCTTATCACTGACCCCAATCATCTCAAACAACTTAACCCAAAGAGGATAACATGAAACGATACATCTTGTGGATGCTTTACGGACTAATCATGGGTGGCTTAGCCGCCTACTTGATGTCATGAGAAAGCTGACACCAATCAAACCGATGGGGCTATCAGTCAAGGACTCATGGCTTAAACGAATCACTCGATGGGTGCTAACTGCCGTAGTTATGGTGCTTTTTTGTACCTTCATGGCAGTGGTACTCATCGAATGGATGGCAGGATGTGGCGAAAGCTACATTGATGCCAACGGCAGGACGCACTTAAACGAGTGTGTATTTATCAACTTCCCTAAGGAGTAAACATGAAGCGACTATTTGCAATCCGTGATAGCCGTGGACAACTTGTCCGCAATGAACAGAAGCAACCGATGTACTTCTCTGACAAGCAAGCGGCACGTAACCATCGTAGCAACATCACCCAAAGAACTGACGAGTACTTCGTCACTTACGGCATTGACCATAAACTTTACAAAGGACAGTAAACCATGCGAGCTTCTCTACTTAAAGACACAATCAAATCTACATTCCCTATTCAGCGTACGCTGTGTATCGAGGGTAGCCCCGGTGGTGGTAAGACAACCATCGTGCATCAAGTTGCAGAAGAACTTGACATCCCTGTTATCGAACGACATATGCCAACCATGCTTGTCGAGGACTTCGGTATCCTGTTTCCCAAAGAGGGCAACGGACTAGAGTACAAGTTGCCTGACTGGTTTCCAGTTAAAGGTAAAGCACCTGAGAAGGGTATCCTGTTGTTCGATGACCGCAATCAAGCAAGCAGTGACCTACAGAAAGTACTGGCTAACATCTGTCAAGCACGTACTCTACACGGCACACCGATGCCTGATGGGTGGCAGGTAATCTCTACTGGCAACAGGCAAGCAGACCGAGCAGGTGCTAACCGAGTACTGTCCCATCTGCGTAATCGTGAGACTGTATTGGAACTAGAAACCCATCTCGATGACTGGACTACATGGGCACTTGACAACAACGTAAGGTCAGAGGTCGTATCGTTCATTCGCTTCCGTCCTGCATTGCTTCATGACTTCGATGCTCAGCGTGACCAAAACGCTACGCCTCGTTCATGGGTTGAGGGTGTAAGCGATGTGCTTGGTGTATGCCCTACTGATGCTGAGTTCGAGTGCTTCAAGGGTGCAGTAGGTGAAGGTGCGGCGGCTGAGTTCGTAGGTTTCCTGCGTATCTTCCGTAAGCTACCTAACCCTGATGCAGTACTGATGAACCCGACTACTGCTGATGTGCCGACTGACCCTGCTACCTTGTATGCCCTGAGTGGTGCACTGTCTGAACGTGCTACTGAAGGCAACTTCGAGAGAGTCTGTACCTATGCAGAGCGTATGCCTGCTGACTTCTCAGTGCTTACTGTGTCCTATGCGGCACGTAAGAAACCCGAACTGGCTAACACGCAAGCGTTTACCAAGTGGGCAATGAAGCACTCAGACGTATTGTTCTAAACCTAACCAACAGAAGGAGTACCTACTATGAATCTGAACGACAGAGCATTACTCGTACAGCTATCCGTATCCCAATGGACAGCACGCAAGTACGACAAGAAGGCAACACAAGATGTTGCCAATACCTACGGCACATCAACCCAAGCAGGGCGATACAACAAGGCGTTACTGCCTGCCAATGACTTGCTTGACCATGTGCACAAGAAGACTACCCACATTCGCACTAAGTTCTACGAGAACACATTGCCTTGGGGTATGGAGGGTACGCAGATGCTTCCCTCTGCCAACTACCTAGCCTTCATGACTGACTTCCGTAAGGAGAAGGGTGAGTGGCAGTACCTTGTAGACCAGTTCATTGCGAACTACGACCAGTTGCGACTGGATGCCAAGCGGTTACTCAACGGACTATACAACGATGCAGACTACCCCGATGAGCAGGAAATAGCACGTAAGTTCAAGATTGACATGGCTATCTTCCCAGTGCCATCGACCGACTTCCGAGTGAGCATTGCAAGCGATGAGTTGACACGCATCCAAGAAGATGTTGAGCGTAGGGTGACAGAGGCACAGACTGTAGCTATGAAGGAGGTATGGGATAGACTTTACGACCGAGTAAAGCACATGGCTGAGAAGTTAGCAGACCCCAAGGCTATCTTCCGTGACACCTTAGTGGATAACACCAAGGAGTTGTGTGCCCTGCTACCCCGTCTGAACTTCATGGATGACCCCAACCTTGAAGCACTACGAGCACAAGTGGAGGGTTCACTTATCAAACACCCTGAAGCACTACGTAATGACCCCGACCTACGCCGTGACACGGCAGTAGAAGCTAAGCAAATCATGGACAAGATGTCCGTATTCATGAAAGGACTTTGATATGACCTCAGTCGTACCTAACCACGCCAACAAAGAACCGATGTCACCTGCTGACGAGAAGCGTATTGACCGCTTACTTGCCAAGGCACGTACCGCATTGGTACTTGAACACCCCTTCATTGGCAACATTGCATTGAACCTACCCTTCGTACCTGATTACACATGCCGTACTGCATGGACGAATGGCAAGCGTATCGGCTACAACCCATACTTCATGGACTCATTCGGTGATGAGGAACGCAAGTTCGTAGTAGCCCATGAGTGTATGCACCCTATGCTTGACCACAACTTCAGACGTGGTGAACGTCAGCACAAGCGATGGAACAAGGCAGGTGACTACGTTATCAACCAACTGCTGACTGACGAAAGCATTGGCAAGATGCCTACGTTCGGACTGCTTAACCCGCAACTGTACCAAGCAGGCAACCAAACGACTGATGGTATCTACAACTTGTTGCCTGATGAACCCGATGAAGGTGGTGGCGGTGATGGTACTGAAGCTATGGATGACTGCAACGATGGCGGTGATACCCCTGCTGAGAAGGCACAACAGCAAGCCGAGTGGAAGGTACGTGTAGCACAAGCGGCACAAGCCGCTAAGATGATGGGCAAGATGAGTGCAGGACTAGAGCGACTGGTCAACGATGTACTTGCACCTAAGGTAGATTGGCGTGATGTCCTACGTAAGTTTGTCGAGAAGTGCCGTACTGATGAACGCTCATGGGCTAGACCTAATCGTAGGTTCTTATCACAAGGACTGTACTTGCCTAGCATTAGCGGTGAATCCCTCGGTGAGATAGCCATTGCAGTGGACTGCTCAGGTTCTATTGATGACAAGATACTGGCACAGTTTGCAGGGGAGATTAACGCTATCAAGGAAGATGGCAACCCTACAAAAATCCATGTGGTGTACTTCGATAGCGAGGTATCACACTACGAATCGTATGGTAGAGATGACACCCTTGACATCAAGGCACACGGCGGTGGAGGTACTGCCTTCAGCCCTGTGTTCCAGTACTTCACAGAGCATGACATTGAGCCAGTAGCCTGTGTGTTCTTGACCGACCTGTGCTGTGATGACTTCGGTGATATGCCTAGCTACCCTGTACTGTGGGTATCAACTGATGAAGGTGACGCACCCTTCGGTGAAGTGGTGGTAATGAAATGATAGCCGACAAGATGCTTGAGAAGTATAGGCATATCAATGTTGAGTGTATGGATTGGTGGGACTGCGTGTATGAAAACTTTAAGGAGGACATGAAGGAACACGGCATTGACGTAGACAAGATGTACTTCTCAGGGTTTTGGTCACAAGGTGATGGTGCTTGCTTTGAAGGTAGGGTAGAGGACTGGGAACTATTCCTCAATAAGTTGGGGTATGACAACCCTACCCTCACCACACATGCTAAGAACCATTGGTCATTCAAGGTAGACCACAGTGGTCACTACTACCACGAGAACTGTACCAACTTCAACGGGGACTTACCTATGCCTGATGGGTATGACAACGATGAGTTCACTAGGATGTTCAGCCCATACGAGGGAGAGTTTAAGTCCCAAGCGTGGCTTGCAGTACTGACTGATGGAGTACATGCAGACTTTGAATCACTATTCAAAGATACATTCAAAGACCATATGCGTACGTTGTATCGTACGTTGCAGAAGGAGTACGACTACTTAACCAGTGATGAAGCAGTTAAAGAAACTGTTATCGCTAATGACCTAAACGTGGAGGAAGATGATGACGAATGACGAGAAGCAAGTAGTAGCACTAGCACTACACAACTTAGTGCATTGTGTTGAACAACTACAACCCGACTCAGAGTACGCAGAAATGTACGATGTACCTGAGGTACTAGACCAAGCTAAGAAAGCATTGGACATACTAACCAAAGAAGGAGATTGATATGGCAACAGTAAGATTCTCAAAAGAATTAAAGGATGCAATCGTTAAGAACGCAGGGCATATGTTCGACAAGCAGATGGATGCGGCAAGGGGTAATGTCAACTCAACATGGGGTGACCGCATATATGAACGCATACATGCTAAGTACATACCCTCTATGAACGCATTACCTATGTGCTTTTTCTCTACTACAGAGGAGATGAAGGTATCAAAAATCAACGGCAAAGACGTTGGTGGATTAGTCTGCAAGACTACTGCCAAACGTGCTATCCCTAACCAACTACCGAACGATGTACCTGCCAAGGGTAAGGACTACTACGGCTATGAGTTAGTCGGTAACGAGTGGGAGGATATAGCCCAAGAGATAGCTGACTACCAAGCCAACATCCTAGCAGTAGCTGATAAGAAGAAAGCCTTTATCGCCTCAGTAACACAGGTGATTGAAGCCCACGTAACTCTAGCCCCTGCCCTCAAGATGTGGCAACCCTTATGGGACTTGATACCTGAGGAGTACAAGGAGAGACACCGCCAAGTAGTAGAGCGTGAGAAGAAGGAAGTCAAGGTAGATGTAGACCTGTCTGCTCTGACAGCGCAAGTTGTTTTCAACAAACTAACACGATAAGGAATGACTATGCGTACAGATAAAATCTCATACGGAGAAGTTGCTGAATGGTTTACACGATGCCGTAACCCTGAGAAGGGTAGACCCTTGCAGTCATGGGCACGTATGTTTAAGGTAGAGGGTAACTACGAACTGCGGTTAGGTAATGCCGTGGTAGGTGTGTTCTCACCTGACAATAAGTTCACGTTTAAGTTGACCTCACAAGACGCAAGACGTTGTAGTATCACCCTTAGCCAAGCAATGCAACGTGCTATCCCCTTTCTATGGGTACGTAAGGCTACTGGTAGGTACGTCATCAAGCCTACACCACAGTACGAGGAGTACAAGAAGCAACACGATAACCCACACCCGTGGGACTACTTCCATACACAAGAAGGCTATGAACTATTTGATGGCTTATGCTTTGACCTCAATACTTATGAGCCTATCAATGCTAAACCCCTACTCAAAAATACTGAGGTAGACCAAGAGAACAAACTTAAATGGCTACGACAGTTGCGTACTTTCAAACAAGCTATCAAGGTACGTGCTCGTATGGGTGTACTAGAATCTTTACTACAACAAGTTGATAGAGAACGTACGGGTATATCCCGACATGACTGGGACATGCCTAACTGGGATACTGATGCGTGGCAAGATATGCTATACACTTCTATCAGAGATAGTGAATGTTCCACTGACCTACTAAAAGGTATCATCAAATCAGTAAGTCGTGGCTACTATCAGACACAAGTATCTGTCAAAGAAATAGTAGATGAGGCAGATAGACTATGTACTACGTACAGTCTTGACCTACGTAGGAAGTTCGGTGTGTATAAAGAAACAACCTAAGGAGATGTGATGACTGATACCCTCAAACGTGATGGTGCTTACTCCCATTTCATTGGTAGCGTAGCTACTGAAGATGATGGTGGGTGGAGTAAAGAAGTATGGGATGCTTCATGGGCTGAACAACAGAAGGACATTGACCTTTTACATGCACGGGTCAAGTTGTTGGAAGAAGAATGTGCATGGCTTAACTCCGTAGGGAAAGACAAATGAAAAAATCTAAATCAATGAAGGTGGCAGAGTACTTCTTAGCAAACCCAAGTGCAGTACCTAAAGTTGTTGGTGCTAAGTTCAAGGTGGCTATGCCATCGGTGTATGCGATACGCAAGCGTGTGCTTAGTGGGTCTATGTTGGGTCGTATCAATGACCAAATCACTGATGCGGTAACGCAGAGCAAGCCATTCGTACCAAGTACCAAAGCTGATGGCTTACAGATAGGCGGTGACCACTACAAGAACATGGGTGTACAACCTTGGGTAGCTATGGAATCATGGATGACACCCGAACAGTTCGCAGGTTTCCTACGTGGTAACGCAATCAAATATCTTGCACGATGTGATGTCAAGGGTGGGATAGACGACATCAAGAAGGCACGGCACTACATCGACAAACTTGTTGAGGTAAGAGGTGACGATGTGTAACCTATCGTTTTTTGGCGGTATGTTGGTAGGTGTAGGTGTCGCACTTAT